GTAATGTCAAAAGACAAATGTAAGTTTTTAGGAGAAAGATATGGGAAAGTCGGCTTCTGCACCGCCACCACCTGATTATGCAGGTGCGGCACAAGCAACTGCACAAGGCAACTTAGATGCGGCACGGGCTAATATTGCCGCCAATCGTGTCAACCAATACACGCCTTATGGTTCGCTTGAATACAATATGGCTGGCGAAGATAAGTATGGCAATCCTACTTGGAGTGCCACGCAATCCCTTGCCCCTGATCAACAAAAACTATTAGATATTCAAAATCAATTAAGTATTGGTACTGGTCAATTAGGTCAAAAAGGTCTTGGTTATGTAGAAAACATGATTAATCAGCCTTTTGATACTAGCAAATTGGTTTCTACAGGCTTTAATCCTAGCCAATCATATCAAGATGCTTATATGCAACGCCTTAAACCTCAGATTGAGCAAGGTCGTGAAGCATTGGCAACCCAATTGGCTAATTCGGGTATACCCGTAGGTTCTGAAGCCTATAAGCGAGCAATGATGACGCAAGGTCAAAAAGAAAATGATTTATTGGCGGCCGCAACTACAGCAGGTTTTGGTGTTGGTCAACAAGCCCGTCAACAAGGATTTAACGAATTGGCTTATCAACGCAATGAACCTATCAATACGCTTAATGCGGTGCGTTCAGGTGCTCAAGTTCAAAGTCCTACTTTTGTAAATCCTGCTATGCAAGCGAATACTGCTGGTGCTGATTTATTGGGTGCATCACAAATGGGTTATAACGCCCAATTAGGAGCATCAAACGCTCAAAATGCCGCTAATAACTCAATGACAAGTGGTTTATTTAGTCTTGGCGGTGCTGGTCTAATGATGATGTCTGACATTCGCACTAAAGAAAACATTGAGCCAATTGGTATTGCACAAAACGGTTTAACTGTCTACCGCTACGAATACAAAAATGAATTTAAAGACCATGAATTAGCTGGACATGGAGTTCATTACGGCTACATGGCTCAAGAAATAGAACAAGTCTACCCTTACGCAGTTAGAACCTTAGATGACGGCTATAAAGTCGTAGATTACGGATTGCTATGAACCCATATATCCTACCACCCCAGCAAATGCAGGATGTTAGTGGACTGCAACCTGTATTTCAAAACTTTGGTCAGCAACAAGCTAATCAACAAGCGGCACTTGCACAACAGGCTCAATTAGCAGGTCAAGCTGGTCAGTCCCAAAGTAGCGGAATGAGCCCGTTAGCTTTAGCCCAAGCATTGCGTAATAAAGATCCTAACGAACAAAGTTTAGGTAGCAAAATTGGTGCTTATGCAAAATCTATTCCTGCAATCATGCAATACGGTTCTGAAAATGTGTACGGTGGTTTTGGTCAAGGTCAAACGCCTACAGGCTGGAATGGAGAGCCTTAATTATGCCAACTGATATTGGAACACTTACTCCCGAACAGATGTTGCAACAGCAACAGATTTTACGCCAGCAAAAGATGGCTGAAATGCTATTGCAAAAAGGCATGGAACAGCCACAAGGTCAAATGATTAGTGGTCATTATGTAAGACCTAGCATATTTCAAAATTTAGCTGGATTGGCTAATACTTATGTTGGTCAGCAAGGCATTAAAGAAGGTGAACAAGCCCAAGTAGAGTTAGCCAAAGCTATACGAGCACAACATACTGACGAACTTAATCAATTCAATCAGTTATTGTCTAAAAATCCTATGGAAGCATATAGTTATGCGGCACAAGCCTACAATCCTAAATTGCAAGAAGTAGGCATGAAAAAGATGATTCCACAAGAATTTGATTTGCCTGAAGGCGGTAAACGCTTTATGACAATGCCCGATGGTACTGTTAAAGAAATTGCCGCAGGTGGTGAAAAAGTACATCCTGTAAAAGGCAATTTAGTCACTTCTAGCGGAAAAGTTCTTTATTCTGCTCCACTTACAGGCGAAGAAAAAGTAAACCCTGCTGAAGCTCCATTGCGTACTTCATTTTTGGGTCAAGCAACACCACATATTCAGATTAGCCAAGCATATCGCAAGATTGAATCTGCTCCTGATACTGCCGCTGGTGATATGTCTAAGATATTTGGTTTTATGAAGATTCTTGATCCAAGTTCTACAGTTCGTGAAGGCGAATATGCTTCTGCTGAAAATGCAAGGGGCGTTCCTGATACTGTCAAGGCTCAATACAACAAAGTCATTAGTGGTCAAAGGCTTACCCCAGCACAAAGAACACAATTTACACAAGCGGCTGGTGATTTGGTTGGAAGTCAAAAACAACAATTTGAAGGTCAAAAGAAGTTTTTTGAAAATATTGCTATTAAAAATAAAATTGCACCTGAAAGCGTTATTTATGACCCTTATGAAGGTTTAAATTTACAGACTACACCGCCAAAAGCACCTAAACAACCTGTTAATGTTGGTCAACAATTAGGCGTTCCACAAGTCAATAGTGGATGGAACATTATTAGCGTGACACCTACAAAATAAACTATGGCTCAATACACCGTACAAGCCCCTGATGGACAAACAATTACGCTAGAAGGCCCTAATGGTGCTTCTCAAGCAGATGTTATTGCTCAAGCCCAAAAGTTGTATCAACCACAAGGGTCTGTTCAGGTCATGTCACCTGATGGAGCACCCTTAACTACTGAATTTGGACAAACTGGTGGCGGTGCGGCTGTTGGTAGACCGCAAGGCATCAATCGTACAAATGTATTAGAACAACCACGCCCATTAGAATCTGCAATGGCTGGTGCTACTAAATCTGTTATTGACCCTGCTATTGCTGGTGCTCAAGTTCTTACTGGTGGCCGTCTTGGAACTAGCGAACTTGCTAAAAAACTAGGCGAAGAAGCCCAAGTTTATTCTGATGAAAATCCAGTATGGTACGGAACAGGTCGTGTAGCTGGTGCTGTTGCTCCTGCAATGGGTATGGCTAAAGGAATTGGTGTAATACCTAGTCTTGCTAAATTAAACCCTTACGCACAAGCGGCTGGAATTGGTGCGGTGCAAGGTATATTAACTCCTGAAGAAACAGGCAAAAAAGATTTAGCCCTATTTAAACAACAGATGTTTAATGCTGGCACAGGGGCGGCTATTGGTGCTCCTACGCCATTATTAGGAAAAATTGCTAATACTGCCTACGGTGCTGGTAAAGCCGCTTTAGAGCCGTTTAATGAATCAGGTAGAAACCTTATTATTGGTCGTGCTTTACGCCAGTTTTCAGGCAACGATGCAGAAAAAGCTATTGCTAATCTTAGAAACCCACAACAATTAGTTGCAGGTGTTCAACCTACAGTTGGTGAAGTTGCTGGTGTTCCTAGTTTAGCGGCAGTACAAAGGGCTGTAGGTGGAAACCCTATAACCACTAACGCATTTGCCGAAAGAAAAGCACTTAACGATATTGCTAGAACAGAAGCATTGCAAAATATTGCATCACCCACAAGACTTGCTAAATACCAAGATTTGCGTGGTCGTGTAGCAGAAGATTTGTATTCTGATGCTTTAAAGCCATTAAATTTAGGCAAACTTACTCCTGAAATGACTGATGAAATTACTGGTTTGGTTAAAACACCAGCAATTAAAAAAGCAATGGATCAAGCCAAAGAAAATGCGGCTAACAGAGGTATTGAAATAAACAATCCCGAAGGATCAATGCGTGGATTGCATGAAACCAAAATGGCTTTAGATGATCAAATTGCTAGAGTTAAAGCATTGGCTGAAAAAAATGGTGGTTCTGCAAGTGCTGAATTAAACAGCTTGCAAACAGCAAAATCTAGACTTTTAAGTTTTATGGAAGATGTAAGTCCTGAATATAAAACAGCCCGTATTAATTATGCTCGCTTATCTAAACCAGTAGAACAATTAGAATCTATTGCCAAATTAGCTGAAAAGTCTTTAAGCCCTAAAGATTATTCTGTTTATTTAGGTAACTTTTCTAGAGAACTAGAAAAAGTTAAAAAAGAAGGTCATCTTTCTGCTCAACAAGTTAAGCGGTTAGAAAATATTAAAGAAGATTTAATGCGTACCGATTTTGCCAATAATGCAGGTCGTGGCGTTGGTTCTAATACTATGCAAAACCTTGCCTATAACAATATGTTGCAAGAAGTTAATTTGCCAAACTTGTTAAGAAGAAGGGGTATGGCTGAAACCGCAGGTAACATTGCGGCAAGAGTTAAAGATGTTGCTTATGGAAGTGCTAATAAACAATTAACAAGTGAAATGGCTGAAGCATTGCTTGATCCTAGAAAAGCGGCCGCTTTAATGAAATTGGCTGGCAAAAGACCATTAGAAGCACAAGTACCAACCGAACAATCAAACCTAGCTAAATTATTATTTACGCAAGGTGGTGTTAATGCAGTAAACGCTATAAGAGGACAATCAAATGAGTAGAAACGGAACGGGAGTTTATTCACTTCCAGCTGGCAATCCAGTAGTAACTGGCACAACTATTAGCACTACATGGGCTAATACAACTCTTACAGATATTGCTACAGCCCTTACAGGCTCATTAGCGGCAGACGGACAAACTACCGCTACTGGTAGCCTTAATTTAGGTAGCAACAAGATTATTAATGTTACCGACCCTACTTCTGCACAAGAAGCCGCTACAAAAGCGTATGTAGATGCTTCAAGTTTTGCTGTAGCACCTAGTACCGCTGGTAATGTTTTAACTTCTAATGGTACTGCTTGGACTTCTGCCGCCCCTTCAATTCCTTCTGGCACGGTAATTTTATTCTATCAAGCTACTGCACCTACTGGTTGGACACAAGTAACCACTCAAAATAATAAAGCATTAAGAGTTGTATCAGGTACTGGGGGTGGTACTGGCGGTACAACGGCATTTAGTACTGTATTTGCAAATCAAACACCGACTATTACTACAAGTGGTTTAAGTGCTGGTGCTACAACGCTGACTACTGCACAAATGCCAGCCCATACACACTCATATGCTGTGGTAAGTGGTACTGTTGGGGTTCCTACTGGCTTTGATGCGTCTTCTTATTCTAGCACGACTTCAGCCACAACTGGCTCACAAGGTGGTGGTGGTTCACATACCCATGCTATTTCTGGTTCAGCAACATCATCAGCTATTACATTAGATGTTCAATATATTGATATTATTCTTGCGAGTAAAAATTAATGCAAATTGAATCAAAAGCAAATTGCCCTTTAGACGGTTTTAAGCCTTGTAGACAATTAGAATGTGCTTGGTTTATGAAAGTTGTTGGTACTAACCCTAATACTGGAAAAGAAGTTGATGAATGGGGTTGTTCAATGGCTTGGCTACCTATATTAACTATTGAAAATAGTCAGCAACAGCGTCAAACAAATGCGGCAGTTGAATCATTTAGAAATGAAATGGTTAAAAATAATGAAGTTGGTCAAAGAGTGTTATTAGCGGCTGTTGGAGTTTCTCCGCAAGCACAAACAATGATTTTGGAGAATTAATATGAAATTAACAATTATTCCTAATGATGGAGCTGTTTACAAAGATGGCGTAGCTTATTCTGGTTTAGATTTATCTGTAGTTCCAACCAACATTCATGCGTTGCAATGGTATGACTATGAAGGAGAAGTTGAATTTAATGGTAAACCAAAGCCCCAAAACGAATTAATTACTGTTTTACCAGATTGGGTAAATGTTTGTTTAACTAAATGGGATGAAGCTAAAGCCGCTGAAGAAGAACAAATTGCTAAATTACAAGAACAAATAAACTCATTAAACAACTAATATGTCTACCATTGATAAAAATGAAGCGGCATTATCCGCACACGAACAAGTCTGTGCTTTTCGTTATGAAACAATTAATGCTCGCTTAAAAAGACTTGAGCAAATATTAATTGGTTCTGCTGGCTTTATTATTGCCGCACTTTTGTCTATAGCCTTTAAATTAAATTAATGAGTAATGTCCGATCCTTTTGGAATTACAAATGGTGTCAAACAAGTCACCAGTTCAATTAATGAATCGGTAAAGGCTAGTCAAGAACTTAGCAAGGCAATAGAAGGCGTATTAGAAGTAGCGGATAAAGCGGCAAAAGATAGAGCAATTTCAAGAAAAAAAGCAAGACAGGTTAATCCTGATACCACTACGATTATTGAAGCGGTAGACGAATGGCAAAGGCTTTTAATAGCTAGGCAGTCAGAAACAAAGATACAAGAGCAAATAACCAAGAAATATGGCAGTCATGCTTGGGATGAAATACAAGGTATTAAAGCAAGAAAACAATGGGAAGAACGGCAAGATAAATATTTAGAACAGCATGACCGTAGGGTAATGAAAAGCGTTATGTTGCTATGTTATATATTTTCCGCTTGGATTGCTTACGAATTGACTTGGGGTATGTGGAAATGATTGCTTATTTAGGGTTTTGTTATATTTATTTTGGGAGCGTAATGTGTTTGGCGTAGACAATATTATTAGCGTAGGAATGAAGATTCTTGATAAAGTTATTCCTGATCCTGTTGCCAAAGCAGAAGCACAAGCGAAACTGCTAGAACTCCAACAGCAAGGACAGATAGCACAGCTACAAGCAGATACGGCTGAAGCACAAGAATTGACCAAGCGTCAACAAGCGGATATGGCATCGGATTCTAGTTTATCTAAAAACATTAGACCTTTGACCCTTGTTTTTATCCTTATTGTCTATTCCACTTTTGCTATGATGTCTGCGTGGGATATTGAGGTAAACAACAATTATGTAGAGTTGTTAGGCCAATGGGGTATGCTCATAATGTCGTTTTACTTTGGCGGCAGAACCCTAGAAAAAATCATGGAAATGAAAAAGAATGATAAACAGCCGATCTCTTGATGACCTGATAGCCCCTGCAAAAGAGCGTGTAGAGCATTTTATAGAGTTATGCAAGGCTGAGGGTATAGATTTGCTTATAACGTCTACATACCGTGATAATGAATCACAACAGGCTTTATACGAACAAGGTAGGACTACAGCAGGAAAGGTGGTAACTAATGCTAAAGCAGGTGATTCTTGGCATAACTGGCGTTGTGCTGTTGATGTCGTACCTATGGTCAATGGCAAGCCTGACTGGGATGGTTCTCACCCTGTATGGGCTAAAGTAGGGGAACTAGGAAAACAAGCTAATTTGGAATGGGCTGGAGAATGGCGTACATTCAAAGAATTAGCCCATTTTCAATACACGGGGGGTCTTACCCTTACCGACCTTAAAAACGGGCGTCAAATTGCTTAAAACTGGCTTATGGGGTTAAGTCGTTTGCGGTCATACCTATAGGATGGATGATTGCCGCCCTGTAGGGTTGCAAACTGAAATAACTCATCTTTATCCACCCAGCCAATAATATCGCCACCAGCATCGTCTAAAACGGTCAGGATGTAGAAATCACAAGGACTTTTGCGGTGGTATTCGGTTACAAAAACATCACCTTGTTTATTACGGGTAGATTTGACATCAATAGTCTTGCCACCAGCTGTCTTTAAATCGGCAGGGTTTTTCTTTTTATTAATAGAAAAGTCGGGCATTAAGTTTAAATATTTGGCTACGATGTATTCACCCTTAAACCCGTCTATATCCATTTCGTAGGGGTCTTGCTGGCTAACCTGACGGTCAAAGTTAAACTGCATAGCGTTTTTCCTACGCATAGTACCGAAATACTCGCATAGGAAAAGTTCGTGTTTGCTTAAATCAACTCTCAAATTGCATTACCGTGCATTAAATAATTAGTGCCAAAAATAATGACGCAAATAAAGATGGCCATTAAACCGCCTAAAATAAAATCTCTCATATCAATCTCCTAGTGAAATATTTTGTAGCGTGGGTTGCAAGTAACTTCTACTGGAACATCTGTGGTAACACCGTTAATCTTACGCTTTGCCGTAATAACGATAGGGCGTGTACCAGCATCTTCACACTCATTGATGCCTAATATGACTTGGGCACGGGTCATGTGAAACGCTTGTTTATCTGTTTCTAGCGTTACATTTGGTGGTTCAAAAGAACTGCAACCAACTAGGGCTAATGGTGCTAATAGGTATAAATATTTCATGATAATTCCTTTGTTTTGTTATCGATTTTTTCCCAAAGGTCTAGTTCATAAACCATTTCGGTAATGTCGTTGTCACCAATGTAGGCGTAAGAGATTTCGTTGTTGTAACCACGCAATTCGATTTGAGTATTGCCGTAAGTTACTGAATCTATGTAATGACCGTCTTTCATTCTGTTTCTCCTTTTTCACTCCCCAATGGAGTAACACCAGTTTATTAAGCTACCTTAACATTGTCAACACATTTATCTAAGGAAAACCCTAATATGTGCAAAAAAGCGACAGGCTGTATTTGGCAGTTGCTATCAATGGGTCAGAAAGCCGCAAAATTACCCAATTACTGCATCCTACATTGGCGGCTTAACGCCCTAAAAAGGTGGGGTACTTGCTCCGTGATGCTTTCCCCCATGATTACAGGTTATTTTTTACTTGATAAAACCTTAATAAATGCTGAAAGCACTCCCAACCCTTTTGAAGCTGGGGTTCTTCTACTTCTACTAATTTTACTTGGTTAGTCATGCCGTTGACAAACACGATGGCACAGCGAGCGTTGGGCAAGTTTAAGCCTTCACGATATGCCGCTAACTGTAGTTCATGTTCGAACCATACATCAATTTTATCAAGATCGGTGGTCTTAGTCTTAAAATCTACTATAAAACCTTGACCCTGACCGTTGATGGGTTTAGCCATTAAATCGCATTTGCCACCAAACCCTAGCGGATGCCCAAAAGACTTCTCTGCAAGCCACGGTTGCTCTCCAAAGGCATCTTTAAGTACCTTGTCAATCTCATCAAGATAAGCTGGCTTTTCAGGCATATACACCTGCTCAAAGTAGCTTTCAATGATGTTATGAATAGCCGTACCACGCTCTGCCGCTTCCCTGCCTGTGGCTTTGCTATCTTTCATTACCCTAGATAGCCAAACCCCTTCTTCTTCCCCTTCTAAGCGAGGTAGTGTAAGTGCGGCAAGGATAGCCTGTTCTGCAAGCCATCGCTGTAGCCCTTCACCTTTGTTTGCGACATTGATGATAGTGGTAACTGAGGGCAATAAACCAAGTTTTTTGGCATCCCTGAGTGTTGTCGGTCTTTCGCCAGTTTTGCCGATGGTTGTATAGGCTGGAGT